ATGAACAAAATAGCAAATACAAGTATCGCCTTTGATATTCATAAGCGTGCATCAAAAAAAATAGCCGCCCCTGTATATATCAAAGTTACTTTCGACAAGGTAAGAAACTTCTATAATACAGGTATCAAAGTTAGGAAAGACCAGTTCCGCAATGACAGGGTATGTAATTGTGGGCAACAAGTAGAGTATAACAAGACTATTGATATTGTCCGCAATAAGATAGTGGACTATATTAACACCAAACTTGAGAACGGGGAAGTGTTCACGCTTGAGGGATTGAAAGGGTATATGGATAACAATAGCGTTGTGAAGAAGAAGGACGCTTTTCTGTCGTTTATGTATAACCGTATCTATGAGCGTAAAATATCCGAAGGAACAAGAAAAGGTCATTTGTCTGTATATCATGTATTAAAGCGTTGGGGAAAGATTAAGGATTTCTCCGATATAACGCAGGGTAACGTCCTATTGTGGAATGAGCTATCAATCACCAATGCCGTAAAGACAAAATCAATCTACAACTATCACAAGGTCTTGAAATTATATATCCGCGAAGCAAAGTTATTTGGATATGTAAAGGAAAATCCTTATGATGTACTCCATTTTAAGCGTTCTGAGAGTTCTGACAGGAGATTCTTGTCGATAGAAGAACTTGACAAGTTTAAAGCCGTAGGACTCACAGAGCAGCCTTTAATCAAGGCGAGGGACTGTTTCTTGTTTCAATGCTACACTGGACTTGCATACGTTGATATGTGCAACTTTGATTTTGAGAAGATGGCAAAGAAAGTTGATGGTGCATACAGGGTAAAGAATGAGCGAGTGAAGACAGGAAACAAGTATAATATTACTCTTCTTCCTCCAGCAATGGAGATATTGAAGAAATACGGCTATCATTTGCCTATCCAGGAAATGCACGTCTATAACAGGAACTTGCAAGCAATTCAATATCGGGCAGGGATAGAAAAAAGGATTAGTAGCCATTGTGGACGACATACATTTGCTACTATATGCTTAAACAACAAGATACCAATAGAAGTGGTAAAGGAGTTTATGGGACACTCGGACATCAAGACTACCGCCATCTATGCGAAGATACTTGATGAAACGGCTAACAGGGAGTTTGACAAACTCAGGAACGTGTTCTAAAAGAGTAAAGGTGGGCTTTATTGCTCACCTTTATTCGTTTTGTAGATATAATCATGCCTTCTGGTTTCAAATTCTCTGCTTTTCTCATAGTGGCACGATTTTATTTCAGGACAAAATCCTCTATATAAACAGCTTGGAACGCAATATTTTGCAAGTATAGGCTCGATGTCTGCCAACTTTGATATTACTCCATTCCACACTTTCCTCGTTTCCTTAGAAGCATTTGTACATAGTCTTACCTTGGAAATATTGATTAACTCCTGTGCGTTGAGAGAAAGCATAAGATTAACTTCCTCACCTTGCTTCATTTCGTTACGGTCAAGTCCAGATTTAGTTACGTCTGGTCGGCTTGTTGATACATACGGCTGCGCATGAACGTGTCTTACAAAATGTCCCATAACCCAATAAGGAACGTCCATAATTTTTACCTCAAACCGCAATTCCCTCAATGGGCTATGCTCGGCTCTTATGATTTGTTCCTTGAACTTATTGCTCGGCTCATGGTTTATAGGCGGCATACGCCTTGTAAACCTTGCAGCGTTGCACACGTCAATCCAACTCGATTTTCTGATTACTTCTATTTCCATACGTCAATTTGCCTTGTAGTTATAAATTGGTTTGATAACTTCAACAATTTCAGCAGTAGGCTCTATTGCTTGCATAATCTCCTCTATTGGTTTATAAACTTGTGGAGCTTCGTCTATCGTGGAATCGTTTACAGACGTGGTGTAAATATCACTCATAGCGTCTTTATACTCATTCATAGAGATTGTCTCCTTTGCTTTGCTTCGGCTCATAAGGCGACCGGCGCCATGTGGAGCAGAGTAATTCCAATCATCGTTGCCTTTTCCTATGCAAATTAATGAGCCATCACGCATATTGATAGGCACAATAAACTTTTCTCCTTTCTGTGCGCTCACAGCACCTTTTCGGAGTATCATATTCTTTGTGTCAATATAGTTATGGATAGTTTCAAATCTTTCATTTATGTGCCAACCCATATATCCAACTATCAACTCTGCTATTGTCTTTCTATTAAGAGAAGCAAACTGCTGAACTATCTCCATATCATTGATGTAATCCTCAAAGTCTTGTCCTTCCACATAGGCAAGTTCTTTACAGAATTTCGGTTGCTGTAACTTTCTCAGTTCGGAATTGATGTCTTTTTCACGACCTTGAGCCTTCAAACTTTCTATCAGTTCTTTCTTTTTGTCAGTCATGCTATTCAACTTCTCGTATGCAAGGTTTTGATAGTAGCTGCATACACCAACACCAAGATTGCGACTTCCAGAATGTATAACAAGATACAAGCCGCCATCTTTACTCTTATCTACTTCGATAAAGTGATTTCCTCCACCAAGAGAACCGATAGAAAGAATAGCACGTTCTAAATTAACGTGTTTAGAGCATCTTAGATTATCAAAGTTAAAAGAATGAATAGGTATAAGGTGGATATTGAACCCAGATGGTATGTGTTCGTGTATAACCATATCCAACTCTTTTAAGTCGATTTCTCTCTCTTGCAGCTCTACAACTAATATTCCGCACGAAATATCAACTCCGACAAGGTTAGGTGTAATCTTGTCAGCAATAGTCATAGTCGTGCCAATAGTGCATCCTTTACCAGCATGACTATCAGGCATTATGCGTATCTTAGCGTTCTGATACGGCTCGAAATTAGCTAATGTCTTTACTTGCTCGTAAGCCTCGTTCTCAAATGTTTCAGCAAAGACTTTTACTTCATTACCGATGGTGTTCTTTATTATCTTCATACCCCCAATACTTTTTTAATTTCATTTTCATACATTTCCTGTGCATATTTCTTTGCTTCCTTAACACTCTTAAATTCACCTCTTATGTATTCGTCTCTTATGTATTCGTCGAGGAAAAGCAACTCAATATCTTTAGGCTGAAACCATTGGCGAATGAGGAAATCCCCTAATGGTTTATGTACCCGACACACATTCAAATACATTCCATGTTGTCCATATATCATGACATCTTCCCAATTCAATTTAGAAGCGTTTTCTATCACACTCTGCCTACCCTCGTTGAAAGCATCTTTCGCTATCTTATCGCACATCTGCTGTATGCGATAGTTTGCCATTTCGCTTGTGCCATACTGGGCGTGGATTTCTTCACACCTCTTCTGCACGTTGAATTTCTCTGTTGGTTTTGTTTTCTGTTCCATAGTTATTCTCCAATATTTAATCTGTTTGTCATAAAATCAGACGCATAATCTGCTGCTCTTTTGATTGACGATAATTCGCTATTCATGTTATTATAAGCAATATCATCAATATTTCTTACCATCGTGTCTATCAACTCGCAGTACGCTTTTAAATTCTCAAAGCGTTCATTGTCAATAGCAGTGTCGCCTATCGGGTCAATTCTGCCTACTAACTTATCTACTATATCTATTAGTTCCATATCTATACCTCTAACCCTCTTTTTCTAACCTCTTGAGTCAACGATTCGTCAGAAAGTTTACCGATATTATCTTCAACAAACTCTTTTATTTCGCAATCATTAAACCAATATGCAGCAACAGATTCAAGCTCTCCTGCTATGTCGGTAGCATGGTTTATCAAAAACTGTTCTTGGTCAGCGCAACTCAACTCATTGTAAATATCTTCAATATCTATTGATACTTTCACTTCTACATTTGTTATCATAATTTTATTTCTATCTCGTTATTTTAATGCTCCCACCCTCTATAAGGCTTCTTGGGCTGTAAATTCTCATCACAAGACAAAGAAATTTTCTTGGAGAAACGTCTTACGAGTCTGTTGATACATTTTTTCATGTATTTATGCTCTCCTGACCTGACTTTGGGGAAAAGACGTCTAATCTTTCCTTTTTCGATTTTTACTCTTGATAAAGCCATAGATTACTGATTTTCAAGTTTTATCATAACTCTTTCTTTTTATTGCTGTTTGCTATTTTCTGCGCGCAACTTCTCTTCTTTTTCCATTCTACGCATCAAATTCTGTTGTTGCTTCATCATTGATTTAACTATAGCTGCTTGTAGCTTTTCGATGACAAACTCCAACGTTTCATCTTCACGAATGAATACTGGGCAACAAGTCTTGTTGTGGGTTTCAAAAAAGCCATACTATCATCACCTTCAATCTTGATAGCCACTCTCGCTTTGGGAAGCCATAGGTCGCTGTGACCGAATCTTTTCTCACGTTCCTCGTACTTGATGCTATTCTCATCGAGGAAGTGTTTTACTTTTTCAAGTTTAATCGAATTTTTCATATTAGGATATTTTTTGCACACTCAAAATTGAGCGAAAATTGTTAGTGTTTTGCGAGTTTTGCTTTCAGTTTTTCACGTAGCCTTGAAAGCTCATAATTCATGATGGCAAGTACACAAAATCTATTCTCAAAGAACAATTCTCGGTTGCTTTTAGAATGACATGGAAGTCCTATCATTTCATACTCGCTGATTAGCAAGACGACAAGTTCGTATTTGGGTATATAGATGTCGGCAAATTTCCACTTGCCCTCAATCTCTATCGGGTATTTGATCTTAAAACTTAATCCTGTTTCTTTCAAAATCTGACACATCAAGCGGAATTTCTTGGAAATTTTCGACAAAATTTTCTCACGAAAGTCAAAAATCCACTCGGGAAAGGACTTTTCTTGGTCGAACAAGTCGATTTCTGTACACAACTCTTCAAAAACCTATCGTTCACATTCTTACGCATAAGTGTGCGTTGTTGTCTCTTACTCTTAGAGTTAATATTATTATACCCCCTTGCATCCCCCATAGAGGAATTACCTGCTTTATATTTGGGTTCGCTTTTGGGAACACGCCCCAAAAAAATATCATTTAGCATAATACTTTGAGTTTAAGTTGTCATTACAAACATAGACGTTGGAACGTTGGCACATGATTTTACCATCAACATAGAGGAAATAGCCTCCATATCCGATTTCTTTCATGTAGCGATTAGCTTGCCATCCAAATTTCTTTGGGTCAATTCCTGTTTCTTCAAGAACTTCGTTTTTGACAAGTTTGCCTGTACCAACAAGACCACGCATTAACTTACGTGCTGCATAGCGAGAGGATTGGAGAATACGCATGACCTTAGCAAGGCTCAATCCCTTATGAAACTCCTTTGTATGAGACAAACGATTCTTCCTACGGCGATAGACTTTAATCTGCTCAGATGTGAGCCTTTCTCCGCCTACCTCGCCATCGGTAACTGCTTTATACGTTTTCTCGCAAAGATTCTGTTTCTTTACGTGATTGATAATGACCTGCTCTCTGATGAGTTTCTCCATTTCACGGAACGATACCTTACAGTCAAGACTTCCGTCCAGTTTATACTCGGCTCGTTCAAAGAATATTGGTCTAATATTATCCTTGTTGTTCTTCATTGGATTGGCAACCAACGTTTTGCCTTCATATCTAACATATCCTGCTGCTACTGCGTTCTTGAGCGCACGACAGCACTTTGTATTACCAATGTGCAGGATGGATTTCAGATTTCGGATAGACGGGTCATTTATCCTTGAGGAACGTGCGGAAGCCTTTAACATCATGGCAAAGATGTAAGCCTCGGCTGTCTCTTTTGACTGAAACGCCAATATGCTTTCTTCGATGCTGATGTAAAGTTTCCGCTTTGACATATTTTATTTGTTAAAATTGAGGCAAGGCATAAAAACAACAAGCCCCAACAGTTGTGACGGAACTGCCGAGGCTTATCGCATATTAAATATGTAGTTTTCCTGTGAAGGATAAACGTCTATTTCGTTATGCAAATCCGTCACAAATGCACATTGCAAAGATATTACTTATATTATACATACCGAACAAAAAGAACAAAAACATTTAAGTTTTTAATATTGTTTAACAATTCGTGTTTTATTAGTAATGGATAATTTTATTTTACTTCTTACACTTGTATATTTTTATAAACTATTGAAGATAAACTGAATATGTTATTTTTAGAGGTTTTATTAGCTATTAAAACAGAGCAATTTTGCTACATTATTAAATATAAACAATCTTAAAACAAAAATATTAATATGCTCTATGTTTGATACAAACAGAACAAATATGTATCTTTGCACTCGTAATCCAATTACAAGCGTTGTTTGACTATTTGGTACAGTAAAGCTGAAAGGTGATTATGTATAGCAGAGATGCCGAGACTACATAAGGGACTGAATAGGCGACTGTTTTTTATTTGAACGAACTTATATGCCAAAAGTCAGAAAATCCTCAATTATTTTATAGACTGATAAGAACACGAGCTTGGGGTTCGTGGTCGCTACGGCATAGAACAATATAATCCTATACCTATATAATATTGAATATAGATATGGGATAACGGATTTATGCCGTTCGACTCGGCTCGTTGGTGGAGGTTGTGGTAATGAGTTGCGGGTTCGATTCCCGCTTCATAGTGGTCTATCAACACCAAGCTCACTCTGCACTGAAACATGGTGCTGCAATCGAATTGGGAGTGAGCGCAAAAAAATAATTCGAGCGGGCTGTACCGCTTTAAGCTGAGGGAATTTTTACCACTCGGCAAGTAGCCTAACAATTTGTTATGCAAGTAGTTACAATAAACATGGTGTATAGCATACCAATTTGTGTGGTGCATACAGCTCCTAAATTCGTTAAAACTTTCCGAATGGGGTGTTAATGCACTGTAAATGTAGGTGATATACAGCCATAATCGTGAGCAATTAGATAAGTGTATCGGTGTTAATGCACTGTAAATGTAGGTGATATACAGCAAACTTAGGAACTTTCAACATCATCGGATAGGTGTTAATGCACTGTAAATGTATGTGATATACAGCCTGGGTATGCTGTTCTTTTTCTCGTAATAGGTGTTAATGCACTGTAAATGTATGTGATATACACGTGATACATAGTAATAATATAATAATAAAAAATGTAAGCAATATGCAGATATTAGAACAAAAGGTTGAAGGTAAGGACATGATGCAATTTATGGCAGACCTTCTTGAAAAGAATGAGAAACAAGAGATTGAAATTGAGAGAGGAAAGTTATCAGTTTCTATCCTCAAACAAATGAATAACTATTCTCGACTAAAACTCGATGCGGAAAAATTTGAGTTGAAAAAAGCAGAAAGTGGTCTCCATAATATAGGAGAATGAACAACTATGAAACTCAAGGACGAAGAAGAACCATACTACCTTGTGGACTTTTGTCGGAGAAAAGACTGCCAACAGATTAAGGTGGTTGATACCAACGACGAGGAAATAAAAGATTTCCTAACTGGTATATTCGAGAACAAAAGAAAACAAGGTAATGCAATTAAGGCTGATGGGACTTTGGTTAAAGTGCGCAGCATTAGTACAAACAAGACTTCTTGCAAGCAACTGATGAATATGCCACTTTACAACATAAGTCCATCACAAGCAAGGATTTACACACAAAAATGTATAGAGTATTATTTCAGGGATAAGTAAAATAAACAAACAATTATTTTATGAAAATAACTTTTAGAAAAATTGAAATAAAGAATTTCAAAGGGGTAAAAGACCTAACGATTGAGTTCTCACCATTGGTAACAAATATCCTTGGTGCGAACCACACGGGGAAAACAACAACAGCGGACGCTATTTTCTGGGTTCTGTTTGGAAAGAATAGTGAAGGACTTTCTTTGTTCGGCATAGACCCAAAAGATGAAAACAATAACGTGATTAACCGTTTGGAGAATAGTGTTACGCTGACGATTTCTGCCGACAATCGGGAACTCGTGCTTAAAAAAGTGAGAAAAGAGACATGGGGAAAATCGAAAGGACAGCTTGAAGAGATACTGACGGGACATACTACCGAGTGCTATATCAATGGAAACAAATACACCATCAAGGATTATCAAGCAGAAGTGAACGCTTTGTGCAATGAGGCTCTCTTTCGTGCCATCACCAATCCCGCATATTTCCCAAGCCTGAAAGCAGAAGAACAGCGTGCCTTGCTCATAAAAATGGTGGGGGATATTCCTCTCTCAGAGATAGCAAAACAAAAAGATGAGTTCAAACAGTTGATTGATAAATTAGACGGGCAGGATTTGAAGGAGTACCGTAGCCACCTCTCATATCAGATAAAAGGTATCAAGACCGAAATGGAGAGTATCCCAAACAAGATTACAGAAAATCAACAAATCTTGCAGGGTCTATCTGATGGGGAGACTGATTTCGCAGCTATTCGTAAAAGATTGAACGAAATTGATGAGGATATAAAAAAATATGATGACCAGTTGCAGGACGCATCGGCTAAACTCTCGCAAGACTACGAAAAAAAGGCTACGCAACGACAACTCGTTAATTCCCTGAAATACCAACAACAGGAGATTGTTAATAAAATTGAAAGTGAAAACCGAGCAAAACGTGCAGAACATGAGAATGCACTGAACGCCATACTGCAAAAGCTGAAAAACACGGAATATTCACGCGACATGAAAGCTGACGCATTGCGCATGAAGAAACAAGAACTGCAACAGATAGAACTGCGTACTGATGACTTCCGTAAAAAATGGGAAGATGTAGAGAGTAAATCATTCGTGTGGAATGAAGACCAAGAAATTTGTCCGAACTGCGGACAACGACTTCCGTCTGAGAACATTGAGGAACTGAAAGAGAAAGCACACGAGCAATGGACTGTTAGGCACATGGCTGAGCAGGACAGATTGGATGTGGAGGCGAAGGCACTGAAAGACGCAAAACAGCGCATTAAGGCGGAACTGAACGAATTGCAAACGAAAATTGAAATGCTAACCACGGAGGTTTCTTCCTTGCATGGTCAGGAAAAAGAATTGAATGCTTACAAGGTGGAACAAGTGGATTACCATGATAATGATTATTGGAAAAACCTGTCGCTACAAATCGAACAACAGGAGGCAAAGCTCAATGAAATGTGTAAGGATGGAGAATCTTCTACCACACAGACGATAAAGGACAACAAACAAGAGTTGATACGGCAACGTGATGAACTCAACCTATCGCTTTCAAAAGAAAAGATCATTGCAGAGAGGGAAGAACGCATTGAACAACTTACCACACAGATGAAGCAACTCAATCAGCAACTGACGGATTTGGAGCGTAAAGATTATACGGCTGCTAATCTTGAATTGGCTACTATTCAGAACTTGGAGGAAAGGGTAAATAAACTCTTTATGATCATCAAGTTCAAGATGTTCGAGACGTTGCTCAACGGCTCAACAAAGCCTACCTGTGTATTGACCATGCACGGTGTGCCATATAATGATTTATCCAACAGCGAGAAAATCAATGCTGGCATTGACTTGATTAGAGCAATGAATACTTACAACGATATGTATGCGCCAATCATCATAGACAATGCAGAGAGTTGCAATGATATTCTTCCTACTTCCTGTCAGCAAATTCGTCTCGTGGTAAGTCGTGATGAGCAATTGACGGTCGTAAACGAACAGCAATGAGAATCATTGTATAACAAGAAATTTCAATTATAAAACAATAAATAAAATGACAACAGAAAACAAAGCACAAACGGTGGCTACACAGTCGCTTTCACAAAATCAGACTGCCCTCGCACGTACAGCAGACAACATTTCGCAACAAGTGTTGCAGCGTGTATCTATCATGCAAAAAGCTGGCGAGATTGCATTGCCAAAAGGATATGAGGCAGGGAACGCACTAAAGTCGGCATGGCTTTACCTACAAAACGTGCAAACAAGGGATAAGCAGAAGGCTATTGATACTTGCACGAAAGAGAGTATCGCCAATTGCTTGCTCGATATGGTGGTACGTGGCGAACATCCTATGCAGCACTGCTACTTCATTCCTACTGGTAATCAACTCTCTTTTTGGGAGCGTTACACTGGTAAACTGATGAGAGCCAAGCGAGACACCGATATTGCGTCTGTGAATGCACAGGTTGTTTACGAGGCAGATAACTTCGTGTACACAGTGGATGATAAAGGTGTGTTGCAACTTGTAAAACATGAAACGTCCATGGCGAACATGGATAATGCCAAGATAGTGGGCGCATACGCGGTCGTTGTGTATAAAAACGGATCAACTCGCCTTGAGGTGATGACGATGGATATGATACGCAAGGCATGGGGACAGGGTGCCGCTCGTGGAAATAGTGGGGCGCACTTGAATTTTACAGACCAAATGGCAAAGAAAACGGTTATTGCGAGGGCTTGCAAGATAGAGCTTGATAGCACAGAAGACGGACATAATGAGGAAGAGGCTTTTATGGCTCAACCTCAAGGCGATGTGGAACGAGACCTTGCAAACGGTACTTCTAATGATGTGCAACAAATAGAAAAGGTAGATGTTGAACACCACGATGACTTTGAGGAGTCTGCCTCTTACGAAGAGATAAAAGAAGAGCGACAGGGAGAGAACGACTTATTTAATAATAAACAGGCAGACTCTAAAACGCGCAAATGCCCAGTCTAAAGAGTAGTATGTCTATGAATCTGACGGTCGTGGGTAGTGGCTCTGACGGCAACTGCTACGTTTTGCAAAACGAAGAAGAGGCTCTCATTATTGAGGCCGGACTACCTTTCGATAAAAAGGTAAAGGAGGCTCTTCATTGGAATGTGGAAAAAGTGGTAGCCGTTATTGTGAGCCATGCACATGGCGACCATGCAGCCTATGCTTATCAATACACAGAGTTGGGCATTACGGTCAGAGCTTCAGAAGACACGATTGAAAAGAAACACCTCAATAGAACTTTTGCTAAGCCATACAAAGAGGGTGTGTGGTTTCGGGAAGGCGGATTTGAGGTGCTTCCTTTTCCCCTTATTCATTACAATACGGATGGGACACGTTGCCCTAATTGTGGCTTCTTAATCAAGCATGAGGAATGCGGACGTATCTGCTTCTTTACCGACTGCTCCGCTTTCGCTCGTGATGTGATGACGGAAGATGGTATAAAATACATCAACTATGATTTCAAGGATATAAACCTTTGGATGATAGAGGCTAATTACGACAATTACATTTTGTATAGAAGTCATTTGGATGAACGGCTGAAAGACCGCATCAAACGAAGCCACATGTCCTTGCAGAACGCTATCAAGATAGCCAAGCGGATAGACCTTCATCTTACCACATATATCTTGCTTATCCATTTGTCTGACGGCAATGGAGATGAACGCAAGTTTGTGCGTGAAATGCGCAAGGCAACAGGAAAGAGGGTTTATACAGCGCACGCAGGACTTATGATTGATTATAACGAAAAGCTAAAAATATGAGTACAATAGATTTCACACAGAGAGAATCAGAAAAGAAACAGCGCAGCAACATCGCCATGAGCGGCATCTGTCTGTTGCGGAGCATCCGACACATGGCATTGGCGATAGCCGACCTTGCCGTATGGTGTCACGAGAGAGTTATCAAGCGTTATCCGCTGATTGTGGTAACGGTGGTAATCATTGCATCGGTACTCATGAGCATGGTGCAGATTGGCAAGGCTCGTGCTGAAAGAGATAAACTATCGCATGAGTTGTATGTGATGAAACAGAAAACAGAGCAATTGGAAAATATTAAATATAGATAAAGCAATGAAGTTGAACTTAAAATAAATACAAATAAGATAGTTATGGCAAGTATTGTAAGAAACGAAAAAGGATTCAAAGTTATTAAAATTGATAGAGATGAACTTCAACAAGCAGTTGGAAGTCCAGGAATATGCGACTTTTGTTCGGACACACCGAAAGAAGGCTATTATATAGCTGTATTAAATAGTTGGCGTTGCCCTGTGTGTTATCATGAATGGATTAAACATGCGACTTATCATAAAGAGGATAAGCCCATTGAAGAAAGAAATTATGAGTATATGAAAGAACAATTGGAAAATAATAGAAACAGATAACACAATGAAAGTAACAAAGCAGGACGAAAAAGATACCCAAAATTTATATACGGCATTGGTGGACACTATGAAAGACAATAGTGAAAACATGAAACTAATAGTAATTGCAAGTTCATTAGTGAATTTCTTGTCAGCCGTGTCTGAGACAATGGAGCCATACGGTATCGGTAAAGATAAATTCATTGATTTCGTGATGAATAATGCCAAACGTCTTAATGAATTGAAAGAACAGAAAAGGGATAAGTAAGATAAAATATATGAGAAAATGAAGACTAAATTATTACGTCGGTTAAGGTCTGAAATAAAGCGTAATACAATAGAACATCTCGGATGGTCTGTTTGGCTTTATACAATTTTAGATGGTGTTAAATATTATACGGACACATATTCTGGATTTATGTGGATTTTTCACGAAGAAGAACTTTATAAGGACCTTGAGCATATTGCATTAGAAGGCTATGCGAGGAAAAGGAGAAAATAACAATTAATTGACAAGTAAAACGATGAAAGAGAACGCAACAAACAACGGCTGCAAAAATCAAAACAATAAAATCAAGAACGAAACCGAGTTGTTAGAAATGTTTACGGACCCTGATGGGTTTAGAGCATTTACATATGCTCCATTTCTTCATCCAACCTACAATGAGGTTTGGGCAACAGAAGGCCATGTGATAATCAGAATCAGCCCAGACAGGCTTAACAAACACTACGAGCCTGTCAAGGGATGCGAGGAACTAATACTGCCAAAAGTATTAAAACCATGCCATTTATCTTGTACATATAAGGCTATCAGGCGGGCGTTAGATGAGTGTCCGTTAGTAGATGAAGTAGTAACGGAAGAACACGAAGAGGATTGCAAGGAATGTGGTGGTACTGGGAAGGTAGAATGGGAATATACAGATGATAACTTGTACACGCATTACCACAGTTTCGATTGTCCAAAGTGTGGTGGGGATGGCATGATAATACACAAGTTGGAAACACATACTGGTAAGAAAGTTCACGATGAAAATGCTATCGTAAAAATTGGGAATTCATTTTTTAGATGGTATTATCTTGACATTGTGGCAAATGCTTTTGCGCATATCGGAGCTGACGTAATAAGCATTACGGAAAACAACCCTTTTGGTATGACAGAGTTTGTATTTGACAACATTAAGATTGGGCTAATGACTTATGATTGCAAGGAGGGAAAAGGATACAACGCAGAAGTTGAATTAAAGGAAAATGGAGATAAAGTATGAACAATCAACTTAAATAAGTAAAAAATAATGGAAAAGAAATACAGATTATTGGAGAATGATACCATCACAGTAGGTGGCAGAACGCTGTACCGAATAGAAGCGTTGCGTGATTTCGCAGAAGTGAAGAAAGGCGACAAAGGAGGATATGTTGAGAGCGAGGATAACTTATCACAGAAGACGATTGCTGGGTCAGAGGCAAAGCGATGGTCAGTGGCACGATGTGAAAGAAGAACTACCACCAATTGAAACAATGGTTATCATTAGAACAAAAAATGGTAATTATGGTTCAAGTATGGTTTACAATTCCATTGATAGTTTAGGTAATGAGCTTGGGCAACAATGGAGAGGCTCTACAAATTTCGTAAGGAGTATTACCCACTGGTGCGAGATACCACAATTTAAGGAGGAGTAATTATGGAACAAGAAAAAATAGAAGAATTGCAAACCTACAAGGAGTTTGTTCGCTATCTTGCGGAAGAAACTAAAGGTTTCACTGATGAAATTATCGAGGCGTTTTATGATAGTGATTTCGTTAAGTTTTGCGGATATATCAATGCGAAAAGAATATTCCACAAGGGAGAGCCTTGCCTTAAATTCAATTATGAAGCTAAAACTTATATAGCGAATTGGCAGAGTGATGACAACTACGGAGTTTGGCAACGAGGGCATAATGATTCATACTATGGTTATTTGCTTTTTCCCACAAAAGAGGATGGCAGGTATTTCTTACTTGAATATGAAATGTAAATAATAAGATTATGAAACGAGAAATAAAATTCAGAGGTAAGCAAATGAATAAATATTTCCACCTCCTCACAGACGAAGAGTTCAGCCAAGCCGTGGAGCAAAAGAAACAATATTCCGACTTCAAGCAACCATCATGGTGCAGCTACCCCAACGCCCTAAACTATAATTTAGGGTGTTGGAAACTAACAGAAAGAAAAGTAAAAACAATCAGCGATTGTAAGAATTGCGAATGTAAACAAGGAAGTTAGAATTGAGAGAAGTTAGAGTTTTGAGAGTTGAGAGTGTAGTTGGCGTTCTAAACTCTCAAATCTAAACTCTCAAATCTAAAATAAAAACAATCATAGAATGAACATAGAACAATACAACCGACAAGTAGAAACCTTTCAACGAAAACACAACCTTACTCACGAAGAGGCAGTTGCAAAGGTAAATAAAATGTTTGCAAGAAGCGTGAAAGCACTATTCAAACGATAGAAATTAGAAAATAAAATTATGACAACAAAAATATACATAAGCGAAAGCGACAAAAACAAAGCAGCCGTAACACTCGCCACCTATTCTTTCGTTATCACATCTGAAATACTTTGCAACTATGGTAATGACGTGTGGGACAAATTCCGTACACAATACACCCACCTACACAAGCAAAAAGCAAAGAAAACAATCAACCAAATCAAAGAAGCATTAGACGAATACGATTATAAAGTAAAACAAATCATAATGTTCGACAAAAACGACAACTCCGCATATCAATACTTTGCCGATATATTAGACTTCTACGAAGACTTACTCGCAAGCGATATACAAAAGTTAGAGTTCACAATAGACAAACACTTCTTAAAAGCCAATATAAAAGACCACATACCGCTATCAAAGGCAGAAACATTACGCACATTGAGCGAACTTCTCAAATACACTATAAAGTACCGAGTAAAGGAACTCAAAACACTCAACCTAAAATTAGAGGACGGACACACCTACGACCCACAAAGAGCAGCAAACGCATTCGAAAGCAAAGCAGTAGGAAAACTATCCAACGACTTCGTAGAACTCATCTACAAAACAACCCATCACAAAGGAACAATCAATCTACAATCCGACCCAGATTGCCACCTCGCCGTAAAAGTCCTTGAACGAAAGCTATGCGATGCAGATATACTCACCCAAGCAATAGAATATGCAGAGGAACAAGAAGCATTAAGGTAAAGTTTATTTTTGTTTGATGTTGAAAATGTTTATTCGAAAGGGAGCAGCTGTCCGTGAGGATAACTGCTCCCTATTTTTGTGCGTGCTTATTTTATCAACCGCCTGAATAATTGCCTAAAACTTATCTTCTTGTCCTTGATGTAGAGTAACAGATAGATAATTACTAAAACGAAACTCAATGCAAATACAAGTTGCCACCAATCGAAAGGCTCGGTTACTTGTGTGCGCTGTATATTCTTATCTTTGTGCTTATCTTGCTCCGTAGCTGATACTTTCGTCTTATTATCCTTGTGAGTGGTACTATCTTTGCTTTGTGTAATACCTTTCTTTTCATTTTTACTTTGCTCGGTGGTTTGCTTTATTCCTGCTAAACCATAATTAATTTGCAGCGTGCCGTCAGCTTTGCGCACAACCATAGGAACGAAAGGAGTTCTGCTCGCCTCATTTGTAAGATGAGCAAAACTACCCCCTCCACTCTCAACACTACAAAAGGTGTACTCGGTAATGGTCTTTGAGTGTTCGCTTGTTCGTGTTGTATCAATGATTGAAAACGTGGTGTGGGTGGTTTCCTTTACCACTGCCACGCTATCATACGTTTGCTTGTGTGCGATACTCGTAATTGCTTTCTTCGTTTTACAACCGCTGCACATAGTAATAAGCGTGCAGATAATCAAGCCATATACAGCTCCTTTTAACTCGTCTATAATCATAATAATAATATCGGCAATCCTCAAACATTTGTGGGATTACCGATATTATGAACTTGTGTAAATTATGCACAAGTTGAACTATTAAGATTCCTTTTTAAAAGAGTTTGGTCCACATGATAACACATTTATATACAAGTAGTTAAATTATAATTTCCCTTAAAAGTGGCTATATTAGGTCCACACCTTAAACCTGTCGATTTCGACAGGTTTAAAATATCAGTAATCCCACAATGTCAAAGACCGCTTTTGTTAAAATTGTTATTTACTACTTTATATCTTTATACTCCTTTGTTGCATCGAAGCTTGGGCAGGCTTTGGGCGCAAAGTCTTTATGCGAGTGTATGGTCGCTTTGGGGTACTTGCGTTTAAGTTCTGTGAGGATTTGGCGCAAGCCTTTCTTTTGTGCTTCGGTGCGTGTATCTTTGGGTCTGCCCTCAGTATCAAGTCCTCCTACATAGACTACACCTATTGAGTTGGTGTTGTGTTTTAGGCAGTGTGCGCCAATTTGCTCTTCACTCCGTCCAACATGAACGCTGCCGTCAAGATAGACTACATAGTGGTAGCCTATCATATTCCAGCCACGCTCCTTGTGCCAGCGATTAATATCTTCAACCTTGATGTTCTTTCCGTCTTGGGTTGCCGTGCAATGCACAATAATCTCGTTTATTTTTCTCATTTTCTTTTTGTTTCTCTATTATATAGTTTTCTATGTAAGGTATCTTTTCAATTATCTGCACACTTACTATATAGTGCAAGATGTCGAATAGTTTGTACATCTGGCTACCCTTGGGGCAGCATTCCCGGGCATTGCGCAAGATGTTGATTCCAAACACCCACGTTGTTATAACGCTTATCACGCTAACACACGTTATGGCTTCCTCGTGCTTGTGTATGAATTTTCCAACAACGAACAAACTCATTACCAAGACGAAAAAAACGGCTGTCTGATAAAGGAATCCGATTGCCTTTTTAGTTCTCCAGCCTACTCCGTTAAAAATGTCGGCAAGTAGTCCGAATAGTCCATTAACGGCTAATAGTACTACCATGCCTAACATTATATCTTCTATGGGCGAGAATAAGGTTATAAGGCAACTAACGAGTGCTACGATTGCGCTTCTTATATATTCTACCATTGCTTATTCCTTTCTTTTCTTCATACCTACCTTTCGATATTTCCTTGCTCTATCAGCTTAAAAATTTTAATGACACCATTATAAGCTGCCATACCTCCATCATCGGGCAGAGCCTCCCATTGTCCACCAGCGAAGTGTTCGCCGTCGTGTACATAAGTGGCTTGTTGTTTTGGTTCTAACACATAATTAGG